TTGCCCTGAACTGTTTGGTGGCCATTGAGGCCAAGAAAACTGCCGATGGCATGGAAGGCATAGACGTTTCAGCCAATTACGATGAGTGGCGGGAATCAGCTAAAGGCCATGGTTTGAACGCTAGGCGGTTTAAGGAATCAGCGGATGGATTGATTAAAAAAGATATGGTCAGTTTACGCAATGAGGTGTACCGATCTGTACCGAAACGTACCGATTTCGGTACGGACGGTACTGTACCGAATTGATGTACCGATGTACCGAAACGTACCGAAACGTACCGATGCCCGACTTGCCCGTTGTACCGAAACGTACCGAAGGGGTATATATACCCCCTTCGGTTCGGTACACAAAGTCGGGTCGAATCGTCGGTACACGGATTTTGAGTTTTTAAGGGGTTAGGATGATTGAAGTGGAAATGGACATGAAAGTGGTGAGTGTGGCCAATGTCAGGATGCATTGGGCGGTTAAGGCTAAGTTGGCCAAGGATCATCGTAAAAGGGCGTACAACACGTTATGTGCTGTTGCCGCACCTCCGGTACCACCTTGCACGATTGTGCTCACTAGGGTGGCTCCAAGGGCGTTGGATGGGGATAATCTGCAGTCTGGGTTTAAAGCGGTCAGGGATGGGGTTGCTGATTGGCTTGGTGTGGATGATGGGCACAAGCAATTAGACTGGCAGTACAAGCAACGCTCCAATGGGGTTAAGCAGTACAAGGTTGAAATTGAGGTGATAACATGATGGCGTGCGGTGGGAAAACTGCAGTTGCCGCATTTTTGGGGGACCACGCTTTGGCGTCAGTACCCCGTTTTTTAGGAGTTTACAAGTGACTCAAAACTTGGCGTCTGAGGTGGCCGTGAAACGTAAGCCAGGCCGGCCAACCGTCTTTGGCATTGACAATCCATGCTGGCAAACCATGACCGAGCAAATGTCGCTTGGCAAAAGTCTAAGCAGTGCATTGAAAGCCGAAGGAATGCCTTCGTATCATGCCGTGATGATGATGCTGCGAAACAATCTTCAGTTTCGGGAGATGTACGAGAAAGCCATTGAAAACCGAGCCGACCGCCTGGCTGAAGAAATTCTCGAGTTGGCTGACGAACCCATGCCAGATCATTTGGAAGGACCCATGGCTTCTGCTTGGGTTCAGCAAAAGCGAATGCAAGTCGATGCGCGCAAATGGATTGCCTCCAAACTTAAGCCCAAAATGTACGGTGATCGCATTGATGTCAGCGTTACCGACACCCGCATCAGCGTCTTGGATGCCCTGAACGAAGCTAAACAGCGCGTGCTTCAGGACGATAGCAATGTCGTAGATGTGCAGGCGAAAAATGGGTGATTTGTGACTTTTGGTGTGGTAATAGTGGTGGGTTTGTGCGGATTACGCCGAAATTCTTTACAACTACGCGCAGGCGCATAGCCAAAAAATAGCCAAAAACTACTGGTTTGGCAAAACTTATAGGCAAAACTTATGACCCTTTTAAGCCAGTTATCCACAGGGCAAACTGGCAGTTATTCATCGTTGGTTGTGGACAACCGAGTTTGGCGACATACGATCATGTATAAGCTGTGCGTAACCACGTTACGACTTAACATAATGGACATTGTATAAAGTCGCTGAGCTATTCGGTATTCATTATGATTTTAACCGCTAAGTATGTAAGCGCTTACTAACACTTGGGTTGTCGGGTGGCTCCGCGGCGCCTGGCCTGCCCAACTGGCCATGGTCGGGGGGGGGTAGGGCCGGCGCGAAAGGGCCACAGGAACGGTAGCCCCGCGAACATTTTAAAAATATTTTTTATTTTTTAATTTTTCGTTTAACATCACGCCATGCCCATATACAACGCCCTAGCCCAGCAAAGCCAGAATGCGCTTTCAGCGCCGTTTTTTGGCAACCCTAACATTCAGCGTCAGGGAGCAGCCGCAAGGCAGTTGGCGCAAGCACGGGATGTAAACACTTTGCCGGACCCGCGAACGTATGCTGCGGTGCAAGGTTTTATGGGAACGGCGCCGGATCAGATGGGGTTTAGTGTGATGCATCCGGATTACCAAGGCATTCGCAATGTGGCCAATCCGGCATATAGCTTGGGATTGATGGCGCAGGCCGCACCGTTGTTGGCGCCGTTAACCAAGAATTTGCCGGTGGGCGCAAGCATTCAGGATTTGAGTAAAGCAGAATTGAGGTTGGTTAACTCTGAGGCTTTTGGAAAATTAAAGGGTCAAGAGAAGAACCAAGCGCTCGAGGCGTTTAGGGCCAAGCAAGATGGGACTGGCGTAGCTCGAAGCATGGCGCAATTAAAAGCCGCGGTTGGTGGTGAGGAAGATATTGCAAGATCGCTGATGCAGAGTCCGGCGTTTAAGATTTCTGGTGTGGTGCCAAAGTCGGTGATTGACGATGCGATGATGACCAGGGGCCGCATGAGGGCAGAGCCGGCCACCACGCCTGGCCCGAAGGCAAGTGAAGCTGAGTGGAAAGATTGGGGTAAGAAGCATGGGGTCAACATGACGTTGACTGAGCCAAAATCACTTGGTGTGTCGGATCTAACGTCTAAGCGTGAGGTCAAGATACCTGGTGGGCTGGAGGGCACGTTCACGGTGCCTGATATGTTTTGGATGAAGGCAAACAATATTGATCCGTCATCGTTGCCCAAAAAGACGCATGATGAGTTAATGCAGAAGTTGATCAGGACGCATGAGGTGCAGAACCCTGATCAGGTGGACATGTTTAACCGGTTGAATTTTGCGTTGTTGTCGCCGAATGCGCCGTTGACGCCAAATGAGTTTTTGGCGCAGCGCATGAGGTTGGTGAATCAAGATGAGTTGCAGGCGTTGGCCGGCAGGGTTAATGAGCCTGGCTTGTCTAGGACCGCGCAGCTTCAGACTGGTGTGCAGGCAGCTGGCCGCGGTGGCATGGGTGTATTGGGTACGGCTGATTTGGGAAATCAGGCAATGTTGGCCAAATTGATTTTGGACAAGCCGGAGATGTTTCAGATGGCGCCTGGGGAGACTATGCGCGATGTGACTATGCGGGTGATGAATCAGGTGCCAGGCTTGGGGCCAAAGACGGCATCACTTGGCACGCCGTGGTTGAATTTGGAGAAGGCCAATACCAGTGCGGTTGATTTGCACATGATCCGTAATTCGTATGAACGGATGTTGGATGATCCGATTGTTGGCCAAGCGTTTCGTGACCGGATGGCTGGCAAGTTGAAGACAGACGCAACGACAGAAGCTATTTTGGGTAAACCGGTTAAAGATGTTGAGAAGGCTGCGATTGATGTGATTGGGGGATCTTCGTTGTCGAAGACGTACCGCACAAAAACTGGTGAGCTTAATGACATCCCTGGTGTGGCCACGCCGGAGAAATTGGCGTATGAGCCCAAGCAGCTGCAAGATTTCAACCCGTTTTATAAGCGAGTGGTTGATTATGTGGATGAGTCCAGAGGTCCAAATCCAACGATTGAGTTGTTTCCAGAGCAGTGGCGCAAGTGGGATGTGTACCGTCAGCGCTTGGAGCCCCATGAATTTGCACATCCGGATTACCGGTTGTTGCCCCGCCAGTCATGGACGGAGATGAAAGATTCCCTAACCGCGCACAAGAAGGCCGGTTATACGCAAGCAGAAAATCCGGTAATGGCGCCATCAGATTGGCGCGAGCTGTACTATGGTGGTGGTGCAGCTGCTGGATCTGCTTTGGGCATGAATTATGAGTTGCCTAATGCGTTGGCCCAGCCGCCGGTCAATGCGATGCTTCAGCAACAACCGCCAAATCCTTAATGCAAACCACAATCTACAAGCCCGAAGACGAACAAGAGGTTATGGCCACGCTGTGGTCACCTGCGATTGCAGACAATCCCGAGGCTTTTGTGTTGTTTGCTTTTCCTTGGGGTAAAGAGAACACGCCTTTGCACAATTTCAAGGGACCAAGAAAATGGCAGAGGGAAGTGTTGCGAGAGATTACCGAGCACATCAGGCGCCAGAATGGGTTGATAGACTTTGAAACCCTGCGCCATGCAGTCTCATCTGGCCGAGGTATTGGCAAGTCTGCCCTTGTGTCTTGGCTCACCATCTGGATGTTGTCTACACGCATAGGCTCAACAACCATTATTTCGG